ATTATTTTTGTAAATCCTTCCATAAAGAATAAAAACTATCTGCCCAAAAATTATGGAAAATGATTCCGTAATGACCATCTCTTTTGTTTATGTCAAATTTAGTTTTTTCATTAGTCTTATACCACTCAGTAGTATAAGAACTTAATAAATTTTTTGCATCCAGGTCTAAAAAATTTTCAAACATATTTAGATTAATTAGATTTTTAGCATCTAATGGATCCCACGTTGAAAAAAATAATTTAATATTGTTATCTATACATATCTTATTAAACATTTTCCATGCAAGAAGAAATTTTAAAAAATCTTCATTGTATTCTTTTTCTTCTGATAAAAACTTTTCAGTAGTTCTTTGTTCTTTATTAACCACATAGTGACCCTTTGGGTACAACTGATCATGTCTCCAGTCTGCCATGACCAAATTTTCTCCAGACAAAATAACTTTATGAAATTTATGCATTCTTTGATGGTTAGGCAATAAAATAAAATATACATCTGGATAGCCATATGTTTCAAAATAAATTAAAGCATTTGTGATAATTTTTGTCCAACCCCAGCCAGACCTTGAAAGATTAAAAAATCCAGAACACTTTGTATCTTTTATAATTTTATTATATAATATGTTTGTCCAAGAATTCTCTATATTGCTTCCAACCCCCTCGCTTTCTGAGCATCCACTAAATAAAACATGAAGTCCATCATGATTGTTTGTAAAATTATCTGACCTAAAAAAATTGTCGTTATATTTATACTCTACGCTCATATCTAAATCATCTATCCCCAATTCAGAAGAAGCCTTGTATAATATTTTATTTTCTTCTACATTGATAAATTGAGATAAATCAAATTTATTCTTAGTTAAATCAGTAAAGCAATCTGCCTCTCTAATTAAATCAAATGACATTATTTTTGTAAATCCTTCCATAAAGAATAAAAACTATCTGCCCAAAAATTATGAATAATTATACCATTATGTCCATCTCTTTTTCTTAGATCATATTTAGTTTTTTCATTAGTTTCGTACCATTTATTTATATATGGTCCACAATTATTCTTGCTATCCATATTTAAAAAATTTTCAAACATATTTAAATTATCAAGATTATCAGAGTCTAGTTCGTCCCATGTTGAAAAAATTAAGTTAATATTATTGTCTTTGCATATTTTATTAAATAATTTCCACCCTAAAAGAAATTTTAAAAAGTCTTCATTATATTCTTTTTCGTCTGATATAAATTTTTCGGTTTTTTTATTCTTTTCTCTACTAAGATAGTATCCTTTTGGGTACAACTGTTCATGTTTCCAGAATGAACCTCCATTATCCCCTCTATAAAATTTATGCATTCTTTGATTATTTGGTAATAAAATAAAATATACATCTGGATAGCCATATGTCTCAAAATAAATTAAAGCATTGGTAATAATTTTTGACCAGCCCCAACCAGATCTTGAAAGATTAAAAAATCCAGAACACTTAATATCTTTTGAAATTTTATTATATAGAATGTTAGTCCAAGCGTTTTCTATATTATCGCCAACACCCTCGCTTTCTGAGCATCCGCTAAACAGGATATGGAGTCCATCATGATTAGTTGTGAAATTGTCTGATCTAAAAAACATATCATTATTCTTGTACTCTACACTTTTATCTGTATCTTTTATTTCTTTTTCAGATAAGGCTCTATATAATATTTTATTTTCTTTTACGCCTAAAAATTGAGATAAATCAAATTTATTTTTAGTTAAATCAGTAAAAGATAACTCCTCGTTAATTAAATCAAACAATATATTTACCCCCTTCTCTTAATATAAATATCATAAAACCCTAAAGAATGTAGTGCGAGCCCATCAACATGCCAATTTTTATTATTCCACAAAAACTCGTTTACAACATTGAATGTAGAATATGGAACATCTCCAATAATACCATCGTAGATTGTGTAGTCGTTTAGTCCTATAATAGAGCCAACTTTTGTTTTTTCTGCTGCAGTATGTAAAAGTGGTCTAATCGACAACCTATCATTTAGTGTGTCTAGGTATATATAATCATATATTTCTGTTAACTTTGGAAGAATTAGCCTTACATCTCCTTGAAATAATTTAACATTTTTATATTGTTTAAATTTATCTTCAATAAAAGGTACTTGATCTTTCTCTGTATACAATAATTCATGTTTTGTTGGTTCGCATAAGCATTCGCCAAATTCTCTCCAGGACCAACATTTTAAGTCCCCTCGAAAATAGTCAAACAAGTGTATGAGTTCTGGTTCGGTTTGTTGAGCAACTAATTCAGAGTAATATCCCCAAGCAACTCCAGCCTCCATAAACTTTATTCCTTTAGGCAGTGTCTTTATATACTCTTCTCTATTGGTATAAATTTTTGCACCATTTAGTTGTTCTTGATCAATAAGATAGGCGCATTCAATTTCATCGTCTTTAACCCTAGTTGCATGCCCCCCAATAATTGGCGGTACTGGCCTTCTTGCCATCTTATAACTCTCCTCCGTCAACTTCAGTCGGCGCTGTTGCCAAAGATCCGCAATCAGCACACTTCATATCTAAGAAATATAATGCGATGGCGCCATCTTCAAACATTGCCTTAATATTCCAAACCTTAGAGCCACATATACATATGTGTGTAGGTGTTCCACGCAAGTCAACCATTTTTATTTAATAGCCTTTCGTGTTAATAATACAACAGCGCCATTGTCTTCAAGTGCTTTCTTGATTTTTACCATGTACTGTACTGCTTCTATTTTATCATCATGGCCCAGCCTAACAAAAGCCTTTTCATCGGCACGAATAACTAAAAAATGTTCGTTATCTACCAAATCAACACTAAACCCTTTTGGCGCCTTAATAGACCTAAAGGCTTTACGCATTGCATCCGTATACATTATTTTGTTTCCAAGGTTAATGCTTGCCAGTGAGTAGACCATGCCTCTTTGTTCTTGTGACTATTAAACTCTTTAGAAGGCTCTCCTTCTTCTAAGTAAATACCGCCCCACAAACCATATTCTTTTCCAGATACCCCAACAGCAAAACATGTTTTTATCATAGGGCAGTTTAAACAAAACTGATCCATATTACTTTTAAATTCTACGCTTCCCTCTTCGTACTGTTCAAAAAACAAAGACGTTTCATAGTTTATGCAAAGACCTTCGTCTTTCCATTTATTCCTTTTAGTCGTCAAATTTTTTACCTTTTACGTTAATTCCGACTGGATCAATTTTATCAAAATCTGGTAAACCTTCCCACAGTTGTACCGAATCAAGGTAAGAGTACATTTTTTTTGCACTTGTTTTTTCTTTTATATCAAAAGAATACCAAGAAGGCATTGTGTACCTAACTCCAGAATCAACTCTACTTACTATATGCTTATAGTTATTGTTTCCAGGGAAAAGAATAAAAGATCCAGGAGTCGGCTTAAATGTTAAATCATATTCTGGGAAAATAATTTCTCCACCAGTATAGTCGTCATTAGGATACATTAAAACAGATATATTGTATTTATAAAAATCTGCAGTCCAGGCTGGAGTGCCGTCTGGTTTTTCACAATCAGCATGCTCTTTAGAGTTCATTCCAGGAATCCACTTGATAAAGTGTGGAGGGTTAAATGGTACTCTTTTTACTGGTACCCCATACCCGTCAATAATCTTTTCTTTAATTACCTGAAATGTTTTATACTCATACTTATTAAGCAGATTTGCCACATCTGGATCTGTTTCTCTAATAACTTTGTCTCTAAGATCTTTTCCACCCATAAATTCATCATCATCTTTATATTTATTTAAAAATATATTCATTAATTTTAAATCTTCAGAATCTATAAAATTTTCAATAATTACTATGTTTTTTTTATCTTTTCCAATAATATCAAAAAAGTTTTTGTATGGCGTATAATCAACATTATTTTCCATTTTTATCTCCGTATTCGTTAGGAAGGTGCCAGCCTTTATTCGTGAGTTTATAAACCTTGTCTATTCCCCACTTACCGTTAATAAAAGAACCATATTTATTTGAATACCCACTTGGAGATTCTTTTCTAGACACAAGGTCCCAACCAACCCATCTAAGATCTTTAAAATTTTTAACAATTTTTTCTGCGTGCTCTAATTTATTAACTAACATAATTCTCCTTAGTATTGAAATATTCCAAGTTCAACTTTTGCACTTTGTGCAGCCTTTGCCAGTGAAGATAACTGTTGTTTTGGCTTACTAAAAAATGCAAAATAATTCATATTAGGCATAAACTCTTTTATCCAATCGTCTACAGCCTTATATGTTTTAATTTTTTTACCACGACCCTTCATGCCTTTTTCTGACAAATTGCAGAATTCCATAGCAAAATTATGAATTTTGCTTTCTTTAGATCCAACAGAATAAACAACAAATTCGTTATCATCTTCAGGCATAGAAGAAAGCATAACTCCTATTGCACGCAAAAAAACGGAATAGTCATCAAACTCGTTAGTCGCTTGAACCACTACCATCATTTTTTTCTGCACTCCTTAAATCGTCTAAGATAAGCATTAGCCTATCAATTTCTTCTTCTTGCATCTGCGTAGTGTCAACGGGAACAGCAAGATCCTGTTCTATATTCCCATCTTCTGAAACTACTGTTTGATAAAATATATTGTCTTGAACCCAATATGCAATATCTCCAACAACAATAACTTTTATTTTGTCTTGACCATATTTTTGTCTAGACTGCTGAGAAGGATGTGTTCCTTTCTTTTTAGCAATCAACGACTTAATAAAGTCTGTGTTGGTTGGTAAAAAATTTTGTATTAATTCATGAATTGTGCTTTGCCTAAACTTAAACTGAGAAGGCTTTGCATTTTTTTCCTGAAACAATAATATTGTTTTTTTACCTATATATATTATAGAGGTTAATAGCCATATTGTCAAGACAACAGTCCAATATTCTTTTATTATGCTCATATGGCATTTTCTCCATCTGTAAAAGATATAGATACTGAGCATCTTGGCTCTAACGCTTCTACACTATGCTCTAGGTTTTTAGGTATAAACATCATGTCTCCAGATTTTAAAGTATACTGCTTTTCATTATTTTTATAGTAAATTGTCCATAATGTTGAGCCTTCAAATTGAATAAAAAATCCATCTACAGGATCGTGGTGTCTTGTTGGAATAAAAGATTCTTCTGGCGGTTCCTCATCTGGTATTTTATTTATATTGCAATTAATAAAATAATCTTTAAAATTATTAAAAACATTATCATCAATATCAATGTTGTGTTTGGTGATTGGATTTATAATTGAAAATGCAGATATTTTTTTACCAGGATGGAGTAAAGATATTTCTTGAATTAAACTTTTATATAAAGGAGTATATTGTTCAGATTTATCAATAGTGCATGTCCAATAAGACTTAAAGTTGATTGAATTTTTACTTTTTGCTATTTTAAATAAATTGAATACATCGCCCCAATTTAAAATATGAGAAGTAAACCCCCTGGAAATACAAACCTGTTGATTTTTTTTAGAAAACAATACGTCTTCTTTGGTAATCATATTGTCCTATCTAAATATATTCTTTAGGCTTTGTGAGTTAGTATATTCTTTACCAAAATTTGCAAATAACGCTTTATCTTTTTCACGATTAACAATTGATCTTGACCATGAGAATCCAGCATCTCCGCCCCAGGCAAGCCACATGATGTAGCCATTAGAAGGGTTTGCTTGATTTCCCCAATCTTTGCCCTTTTTATCTACTTCATGACGTGAGAAGTATGAATACATTCTTTTAACAGTACTAAGAGAGATTGTTTCTCCTCTTGCTAACTGTCCTGCTCTTGTCCAGCCAACTGCAGTTCCTGCACCATTAGCCTTGCCATCTTCTTTAAATTTAATTGCTTTACGTGCAGCAGATCTTGCACCTGCTGGTGGAGAATATCCTTCTGCTTTTGATACTGTGTCTGTATCATACTCAACTGTGTCGTCATCTTCAAACAAGTCATCTGCTTTTGCAGCAGGAACGCAATTAGGAACTGGCTTGCCATTAGCGCCTGGCTTCATTCCACGCTGCACATATCCATCCCAACACGGTGCTTGTTTGTTTATCTCTGGACAACAGTCACTTTTCATTTCATTTGCTTGACAAACTGGACAGTTATCACAGTTTACATTTAATTCTTTACATGTTTCGCATCCACAGCCTTCGTAGGCCTTACCTTGATATGTATCTGTTGGCATCATTGAATTTTCTGAGTTGTTGCTCATTGAGTGATTATTTATATCTGCTTCTTTAGCATCTTTATACATCATTCCAATGCTATACGCTGTTGGTTTCCACGTACCGTTCTCTTCTTTATAAATTCTAACAGCCATTGCTGGATTTTCTGGGGGCATAGATTCAATTGCGTATTCTGTTCCAGGAGTTCCGTATGTCCCACCTTCACTCATGATGTGCTCTATTACCCCATGAACAACACCCTCAGATGTCGAGCCCATAACAAAATCGCCTTCTTTAAGGTTTAGCATGATTACAGTATATCATTAATTTGTAATGTCGAGGGCTTTTATAATGCTCATTAAAACAGGAATTCTATCATAAGGCAAATCGCTAATGGCCTTTAAGTCAAAACATTTGGGAGATAAAGCAATTATTGGATTTTTACTTGTGATGTCTCCTATTTCTAGAAAGCCACGTTCCCAAAAATACATTGTGTCTGCATATATTACACCCAGATGTGCGTCATATAAGTCCTTATTTACTAATTCCATTTTATCTGTCACCTTATACAAGAATTCACCAGTTATTGGATCTATTCCATCAACTTCAATGGCACCCGCCAAAATTAAATCGTCAACCATCCGATCTATATTGTCATCTTTGCTCACGGAGTTGGCTCTTTTGTTATGTTATTTAATATTTTTGCCAAGTTTATTCCAAACTCTTTCATGTAAAAAGAATCCTATCATTTCACATGTAGTGTAAATGATTGCAAAAGCCCCAGCATACTCCCAATGGGCTTCCCCAGTAATTATTTTTTCAAAAAAATACACCAAGGTTCCAACAAAGAGGATGTGCACTACTGGCCAAGTAATTGATTTATACATACTTCTTTTTTTGCTTTCCATTTTTTCTCCCTATGGTTTTTCTAGAATGTCACGATTGTCAACTATGCTTTTCATAAATTTCATTAAGTTGTCATATCCAACAGCATTGTCTATAATTTTATTATAATGGTGCGAACAAAACAATAGTTCTCCTACGCCACCCTCCACCAAGACGTAGGCTCTTGCTGAGCATCTATCGCAACGGTCAAGAGCAGTTAGTGTACGAGATTTTTCTTGTGTAATCATGTACTAAGTATACAGTTATTTTATTTGGCTGTCAAGTTTGAACTTTTTATTTTTTTCTATTGTCTGTGCTATAAAACCCAGAACCATTAAAAATTGCCCCAATTTGTGAATAAACTCTGATTAATTTTTTATTACAAGAATCACAGGTATATCCTGGATCTTCATCACTTATTAATCTTTCTTTTATAAATCTTTTAGCACAAGGCATGCAATCATATTCATAAATTGCCATTATTCTTCTCCAGTCGATCCTCTTTGGGTAGTCAATGAGTGATACCACTGCGGAATAGCATATCTAATTCCATTGGAAATGGGCATAACTTCATGAACATATATATAGTTTGATGGGAAAAATACTACACTTCCTGCTTCTGGTTTAATTTTTATATCAAGGTACGGAAAATAAATTTCTCCACCTTCATAATTATCATTTAAATATCCAACAGTAGAGATTAATCTACTACTAACCCCTTGATCCTGGTGAGGAGGCAAATACCCAGAGTTAGAATATTTTAATATACTGAGTTTTCCCTCTGTTGATTTTACAGTTTTTCCAGCAGACGGATATACAGTATTTGCATAATGATCAAAAACTTTATCAATGCCCTCGGAAACATTTTTATATATTACCGACACTTCTTCATACAAGGGGTCATTCTTTTCCATATCTCTTGGGTTTGTTATCCAAGACTTTAAACAAAACCTTTCAAGAGTTGCATCCGCACCATTCCACTCTTCCCAGGCCTCTGCTTTTGAAACAACGCCAGATTGAAGACGATTTTGTATTAGTTCAATGGTTTTAATTGTTTCCTCTGGATTTGCAATTGCATTCTTATAATACACTAACCCAGGGGCCATGATTTGATAGTTCATTGTGCTCTCCATATCCGAATATTAATTATATCAGAAAGTGAGCCTTTTATACACATGCTCAGGTGTCTTAGATTTATTTTATTTTAATTGTTTTTGGCTTTTTCTCTTCAGGCACTATGCGGTCAATACTAATATTTAGCATACCGTCCTTTAGATCAGCACCAGTAACCTCCATGTATTCACCGAGAGCAAATGATCGTGTAAATTTACGACCTGCAATACCCTTATGAACAACTTCAGCATCGGTTACCTCAATAATTTCACCCTTAATGATGAGTGTTCCATTATCTACTGATACATCAATGTTTTCTTTTGAGAATCCTGCGATTGCAATAGATAGCCTATATGTATCTTCGTCTAACTTAAGAAGATCATATGGTGGATATGATTGTGAGTTTGTCTTATGTGCTGTATTTAAACGGCCTAACTCTCTGTTAAAGCCAATAAAAAAAGGATCATTGAATAGATCCATTGCGAATTGTGTTACCATGTTATTCCCCTTTCAAGCGAATAAAT